TTTACTCCTATATCTCAAGTTAATGTAGGGGGTACAGGTTATACTATAACAGCTCAGACAGTTACTAACTCACTTGGTGGAGATATAAAAGAAACTAATCAATCTATTAGAACAAATGCTCCATTCCAATATGCTACTCAGAATAGAATGGTTACCGCAGATGACTACTCATCTCTAGTATTAAGAAACTTCTCTACTCTTATTCAAGATATAAAATCTTTTGGAGGAGAAGATGCTCTAGAACCTGAGTTTGGCGCTGTATATATGTCTATTGTATTTGAAGATGATGTACCTCTATCTACTCAGACTACAACTAAGAATAGTATTCAGGACTTAGTAGATCAATTATCTGTTGTATCATTTAGATTAAGATACTTAGACCCTGTTACTACATTTATTGAAACAAATACATTCTTCCAGTTTAACCCTAAACTTACTACATTATCTTTAAATAGCATTACTGATAATGTTAACACTATAGTAAGAGAGTACTTTAATACTAACACAGGTAAATTTGGGCAAGCTTATAGACGTTCAAACATACTCACATTAATAGATGAAGTATCTCCTGCAGTACTTTCTTCTCGTATGGAAGTGAAGATGCAGCAAAGAATTGTACCTAGATTAGATGCTCAGAATGATTTTAATTTAAAATATCCATCCTCTATTGCTCCATCAGATGATGTAAACTATATTGTAGATAGTACTCCTTTCAATATTGATAATAGAGCTGGAAAAATAAGAAATAAATTAAGCAGTAATAAACTTCAAATTGTTACTCTAGATGGTTTAACTACTATTGTAGATAATGTAGGTAGCTTTAATGCTGCAGATGGCACTCTCTCCTTAGTAGGGTTTAAACCTAGTAGTATTATAGGAGGAGTTAACTATATCAAAGTCAGTGTTACTCCTGCTAATCAGAGTGCTATTGCTCCACAGAGACAAGACATTCTTAAGTTTGATGAAGACCCGTCATTCGCATCCTCAGTAATCGTAACGTCAGTGTAGAGTAGTTATGCCCAGAGATTATACATTAAAAGATAACCTTCGTAGAGATTATAGATTTACTGACCATCATGCAGTAGAACAAGTCTTACCAGATTATTTCAAAGCAGATTATCCTAAACTTGTTCAGCTACTTGAATCGTATAATCAATTTGAAGACTCAGACCAGTCTCCAGCTAGACTAGTGCATGATGTTATTACTGCAAGAGATATTACAGCTAATGATTTATCTTTGTTATCCTTTATTGAAGATGAATTACTTCTTGGTCAATCCTACTTCGAAGGATTTACAAATAAAAGAGCGGCCGCTAAATTCTCTAATAACCTGTATAGATCAAAAGGTACTCTATATTCTATACAACAATTCTTTAGAACATTCTTTGGTGTTACTCCTGATGTAAGATACACAAAAGAAGATAGATTTATGGTAGGGGAAGATGCCTCTAGAATTGGATTTGACTCTCAGAAGTTTTTAACAGATGATAAACTATATCAAGTGTTTGCTATCTTAATCAAAGCTGATATTCCTGTAGATAGATGGAGAGAAGCTTATAAGCTCTTTGTACATCCTGCAGGAATGTATTTTGGAGGACAAGTATTACTTGAAGCAACAGGAAGCTTTAATTTTGGTATTATGCCAGACTTCGAAGTTATTAATGTTGATCCTGTTGTACAAGGTGAAGCATCACTCGGCGCTGGACTACTGGTAACAGACTTAACAGGTGAAGTAGATTCAGATGGTAGAGGGACATACGGCAAACTAAGAATAGATCTACCAGGTTCAGTAGAAGAGATACAGAATATCTCTATCGATGAGCTTAACCAGAACTACAGATCTATTAGCGAACTTGTTGGTACTAGCTCACCAAGTATGGATGGTGATTCTTCAACTAACGTTGCTGACTTCTCTCAAGATAGAGCAATATTCGATACTATGGATGAAGTTAAATATACTTACTATGATTCAGATTCAGCATAATAACCATTATAAATAAAACTAACCACAGATACGGACTTAGCAATGGCAAGACAGAACATTAATAGAGGCACTACAGCCAATGATGGTACAGGTGATACATTACGTGCATCAGCTGGTAAAATCAATGATAACTTTATAGAACTATACCAGCTTCTAGGTGGTGATAGTGCTCAAGTTACTACAAAGATGTCTTTATCAGATAACGGTTTAATCTACAAAGGTCTTACATATGACACTACATTAGGTTTCATAGAAGGATCTGCTGCAGTATCACTTAACCTTCCTGATGAAAGCGGTACTCTTGCTCTTGTAGGTGGTACTCAAACACTTGTTAATAAAACATTAACAGTGCCTGTTTTAACTTCTCCTCAGATTAATGATACGTCAGCTGATCATCAGTACTTAGTAGGTGTAAGTGAGTTAGCTGCAGATAGAACAATTACATTACCGTTACTTACAACAAACGATGAGTTTACATTTAACGCTCATACTCAGACGTTAACAAATAAAACATTAACATCTCCAAGCATTGTAACTCCTAATATTACAACGGCAATCAATGATGTTAATAGTGCAGAAATAATTAGATTGACTCCTACAGCCTCTGCTGTAAATGAGATTCAGATTAGTAACGCTGCAACAACAGGTGTTCCTCAAGTCGCAGCTGTAGGTACAGACACTAATGTTAGTTTAGGATTGTCAGGTACTGGTACAGGTCTAGTAGAAATACAGACAGGTGTAACATATAAATCAGAGACTGTTAACGCTAATGCTCAAGCTATTAGTTTAGCACGAACAATGTCTATATTTAACTTAGGTACTACATCTACATCTACGTTAGCTGATGGTACTGAAGTAGGACAAACAAAAACATTTGTTAATAGAGCTGCAGGAGCTGTTACCGTGACTCCTACAACATTCTTCAACGGTACTAGCTTTACAGTAAAACAATACGGTATAGTAAACTGTGTATGGATTGATAATACAGATGGGTGGATGTTAATGATGCCTAAATTGTATACATCAAGTGACACTGACGCACTATACTATATAACAGCATAAGAGATATAACATGCCAGCAATTATTACAGATAGATTCAAAAAAGAGATTCTTTTAAACCTTCAAAAAGATATTGATAGCGCAGCTAACAATTATTATGTCTCTGTAGGTAGACCTATTGATTGGAATGGAACTGACACTGCTCCAACACCTACTAATGCTATTAGAACAATTCGTGATGCTCAAAATAATATGACGGCTATTAAGAACGTTGAAGCTCATTCATTTGTTATCCCGAGATATACATGGTCATTAGGAGCAATCTATCAAGCTTATAATGATAACTCAGTAGGACATCCAACAAATAGTTTCTATGTTATCACAGATGAGAATAACATATATGTTTGTCTTGAAGCGGGTCAAACAGCTTTAGGTCAATCAGTTACATCAACAGTTAAGCCTACCGGTACTCTTACTACAGCATTCGAAACTGCTGATGGGTATGTGTGGAAGTTCTTATACTCAGTTGGTGCTTTGAGAGCATCACAGTTTTTGTCTGCTAACTTTATGCCAGTAACTGTTTTTGGGCCATTTGACTCTGATGATGCTGCAGATCATGTTGAGCAGGTGGGTATTCAAAACGCGGCTACAGGTGGCGAAGTGGTAGGCTATCAAGTTACTTCAGGGGGATCTGGATATACAACAGTACCTACAGTTGAAGTTATAGGTAACGGAGTAGCTGCAAATGCTACCGCTACTATTAGCGGTGGTGCTGTAACAAAAATTAATGTAAAAGATTCTGATGGTAATAAAGCTCACGGTAGAAACTTTACACAAGCCTATGTAAAAATTACTGGCGGTAATGGATCAGGAGCAGTAGCAAGACCTATTATAGGACCTGCAGCTGGTTTTGGAGCTGATCCAAGAGACGATCTTAAAGCAACAGCAATGATGTTTACAGCTAAACCAGCTGGTGATGAAGGATCTAACTGGGTAATTGGAAATGACTTTAGACAAGTTACACTTGTTAAAAATATAGAAATACCAGACTCAGATGCTTTGTATACAGGAGTTACTGGTAATGCATTAAGACGTATGAAGTTCTCAAATATCAGTTCAAGTTTCTCAGCAGATAAAACTATTCTTGGCTCTACATCATTAGCTAATGCTTATGTAGTTAAATCAGACTCAGATGAAGTTTGGTACATCCAAGATTCAGATACTAAATTTGAACCGTTTGTAGAAGGTGAAGTTATATCTGAAACTGATGGATCAGGAGCTGGTACTCTAGATGCATCTGGTGTAGATGGTGATTCTTTTGCGTATATAAACGGTGATGTAGATATATCTACAGGTGAAGTAATGTATATAGATAATAGAGCAGCAATACAAAGATCAGCAGATCAAACAGAAGATATAAAAATTATTATCCAACTTTAATGGAAGACTAATATGGTAAAAGCATTTACAT